GGTCAGGCTCAGGCGGCAACACAAACGCTTGCGGTGAAAATTGAAATACTTCACGCAAAATTTGAATTGATGGCAGAAAATGTTGGTAATGTTGTAATTCCTATATTAAGTAAATTTGTTGACGCTATTTACCTTGCTGGAAAAGTTATTGGTGCTGTGTTTGGTCCAGTTGTAAGATTTATTGATGATAATAGAACGGCGTTCATAGCGTTAGCAACAGGAGTAATGGTATTTTACGTCGCATTAAAAACTACAGGCGCATTACTTTTTGTTTATCAAGCAGTTCAAAAAGCATACGTAACTCTTATATGGGCGCAAGTTGCAGGAACTAACGCGCTTAGCGCAAGTTTGCAAGCACTTAAACTTGCTTTTTTAAGTAATCCAATAGGCGCTACGGTTGCTGTTATAATGGCGTTAGGTGCTGCATTTGTTTATGCGTGGAATAACAGTATGAAATTTCGTGAAATAGTAATTAACGCGTTACAACTTATAGTCAAAGGTTTTGGTTATCTTACAGGCGCATTTCAAAAAGGTTTTGAATACCTTTCCAAAATTCCTCTCCTTGGTAAAATTTTTAAACCTCTTTCTGACGGTATGAAAGAAAACATTAAAGATTATGCCAAATGGGGAGACAGTTTTGAAAACTTAAAAAATAAAAAAATTACGTTACCTTATTGGTTAGGTGGCGGTGGTTTTCCAAATACTTCAAGAACAGACCCATTTAATTTAGATACTTATGTTGCTGGTGGTAGCAAAGGTGAAAATAAATTAACACCGCTTCTTGAAACTGTTAAATCTGCTTACGATAATATGAATAAAGTTATTGTTGAATTTTATAATAAGCGTATAGCGTTACAAAAAGCGGCATTAGAAAGAGAAACATCTGCACAAGATAATTACAATAATGCTTTGTTTAATTTAAATCGTTCCAACGCAGATGATTTATTTAAACTTGATAGAGATTACGCTGATAAAAAATTTACATTACAACGTTCCTATAATGAATCTTTAGCGTCTGCTCAAAAGAATTATGATGATTCATACAAAAAAGAAATTATAACGCATAACGATAACGTATTAAAAATACAGCAAGATTATGAACAAAAATCTATAGACATCACAAAAAATTATATTGATAAAAAAGCGTCTATAGTCCAAACTTCTATTGAAGTTTTAACAAGTGCTTTTGCTAATAGCGCCAACTTTGATTTAGGTTCTTTATTTTCTGCTTCATTTACAAATGAAAATAAATTAACTACAACTTTATTTAATCAAGTTAAAAATGGCGTTAGTGCCACAGTATCTTGGTGGGGAACTATTGCTTCAACTGGCGTTAGCGGTTTGTTAAAAGATTTAACTAACAAATTAAATAGTGCCAAAACTCTTTCAGACAACGCTGCAAAACTTGCCGCGCAAGGTTACTCGCAAACTTTTATTGCTTCAATTATTTCACAGGGTTCTGATATAGGTAATCAAATGGCAGACGCAATTCTTTCAGCGTCGCCAGAAGCACAGGGTCAATTAAAAGATTTATATGCTCAAATACAAACTGTTTCTGAAACAGGAGTAACTGCTCTTGCTAAACAAATGAATAGCGGTGCTAAATTAGCAACTACAGCATTAACTTCTGAATACGCTCAGGCTGGTCTTGATTTACAAGAAGCACTTAGAGATAATTCTGCGTCATTAAATAAAGCATTAACAGAAGAAAACTCTAAGTTCAACATTAGTCTTGCCGATTCTTTAAATTCTTTGAACGAAGCAAAAATTAATGCTGCTTCAACATTAAAAGATAGCCTAGCCGACGCTGAAAAAACTTATAACGATTCTTTATTTGATATGCAAACCAGATTAAATAATGGATTATTCGACGCTGACAAATCTTTAAGAGACGCTATTGCTTCTTCACAAAAACAATTTAAAGATGATATTGCTACTGCTACAAAAGATTCAATGGATAAACTTGCAGAATTGCAAATAGAATTAAAGAAAACGGCAGACGCTATAGCAAAGATTTCTGGCGCTAAGGCTGGCGTTAATGTTATGGCTTCTTCCCCTGCGGCAGATTATTTTGCTGGTGTTCAAACTTTGGCTCCACCTACAAATGCTACTTCACAAGTAGCGCTTGGCGGTCAAGTTATAAACATTAAACAAGACATTACAAATTCAACCCCAGACGCAAGTGCCACTTTGGGCGCTACTATCAGCGCCATTAAATATGGTTATTCTGGCGGTGGCGGTACAATGACAAAAAGGCTTATGTAATGACAGTATTATCATTAGCGTATTATTCTTTTGCTTGGAATAATTATATTTTTGGTGGCAGTTCTTCCGTTCATCAAGTTTTATCTGTAGAAGGATTAGAGGCGCTTCCTGCCATAAGAAATCAAGATGATAATCGCGGTTATCAAGATGGTATGTTTTCAGGTAATGATTTTTTTGCTGGTCGTACTGTAACAATTACTATTCTAACTCTTGGCGGAAATGGATATTCTGCTCAATATAATTACAATCTTTTACAAGCACAACTTTTACCACAAACTACAGGAACTACGCCGTTACAATTTCAAATGTCTAATGTTAGTGCGTTACAAAGAATTAATGCTCGCGTTCGTACTAACGTAACTTCTGTTGACCCAGATTACACATACGGTTATATTAAATCACAGTATTCTTTTTTCTGCCCTGACCCAAAGTATTATGATGACGCAGAACAACTTTCTACGTTATCATTAAGCAATCCGCTTGGAAGAACATATAACAGAGTTTATCCATTACTATATGGCGGTGGAAGTGCCGCAACTTATACTTTAGTTACAAATAACGGTTGGACTGCTACATACCCAACTATTACTTTGAATGGTCCTATTACTAATCCGATACTTGGCAACTTTACGCAAGGACTTTATACGACTTTAACTGGTTCTTATACTGCTAGCGATATTATTGTTCTTGATTTGGAAAATAGAATTGTAACGCTTAATGGTTCTTCTGCTCGTAATTTAGTGGCTGGTGGTTCTAACTGGTTTTCAGCGCCACCTGGAAATTCACAATTTTATCTTTCAGGAGCAGGTACACTTGTAGGTACTACTCAGGCTACAGTTTCATATCGTTCAGCATATATCTAAGGAGAAATGATGGCATTAAGAACCCCCCCAAGTTGGTTACAAAACGGTAGTCACCCTGCTGAAAATGACCGTTTAACTACACAAGCCATTTGGAAAACAACGGGCATAGTTAATTCTACTGATATGGCTGTTTCACAATCTGGTACTCCTGGTATGTCTATTTCTATTGCTAGTGGTTGGGCGGCAATAGTGGGAACTACGCAAACAAATATGGGAACGTATGTTGCGTATAACGACGCGGCAACAACCGTAGTAGTTACAACAGCAGACCCGACTAATGCTCGCATTGATAAAGTAGTTGCTACTATTGCAGACGCTTATTATACAGGTTCAACAAATACCGTTACATTTTCTATAGTTGCAGGAACTCCATCTGCTTCTCCTGCGACTCCTGCAACTCCTGCCAATTCTATTTCGTTAGCGACTTTAGCAATAGCGGCAAATGCAACTTCTGTTGTAACAGCAAATATCACAGATACAAGAGTTTTAGCAACTTCCCCGTTTACAGTTGGTACAAATGCGGTTGTAAATGGTTTAATTGAAACTGCTAATATAGTTGCTTCTGCCGCAACAGGAACTATCAATGTTAACGTTTCGACTTCAAGTATTTGGTATTACACTTCTAATGCTACTGCTAACTTCACATTAAATTACAGAAGTAGTAGTTCGGTTACGCTTAATACTTTAATGGCAATCGGGCAATCAATAACAGTTGTTTTTCTTAATACAAATGGAGCAACTGCATATTATCCAACCGCGTATCAAATTGATGGTTCTTCGGTAACTCCTAAATGGGTAGCAAGTGCCGCACCTACATCTGGTAACGCTTCTTCTATTGACGCATATTCCGCAACAATTCTTAAAACTGCCGCTTCCACTTATACTGTTTTTAATTCTCAAACTAGGTTTGCTTAATGCCAATTTTACAAACATTTGCAAACAACGCCGCAAAAGGTTTTGGACAATTAGGTTCGTCAAAAACAATAGTGACAGGCGGTACTTTAACTTCCGATTCTACTTATTATTACAGGGCGTTTACTGCTAATGGAACTTTAACTGTTGCAGGTGGTCCAGTTGTAATTGAATATATGCTTGTTGGTGGCGGTGGCGGTGGCGGTGGTCGAACTGCTAACTACATTTTTGCTGGTGGTGGTGGTGGTGGTGCGGCTATACGAAGTGCTGTAAGTTTATCAAACGCCACTACTCTTGGAATTGGTTCTTATGCTTTCACACAAGGCGCTGGCGGTGCTAGTGGTACTAGTGGTACCGCTTCTACATTTAATTCTGTAACTGCTCCTGGTGGTGGACGTGGGGCAGGTGTGCCAGACCCATCTGCAACAGGCGGTGGTGGTGGTGGCGGTTCTATTTCAGGTTCTACTTATGGAAGTGGATACACATTAGGCGGTGGCGGTTCACCTGCAAGTAGTACGGGTGCTAAAGGTGGAACTTCATCTGGAAGTTGGTGGAACGGTGCAAGTTATGAACAATCTGCTGGCGGTGGTGGTGGTGGAACATATACAGGCAGTTCTGCTGGTGATGGTGTTGCGGCTTTAGGAACTAACACAGGTGGCGGTGGTGGGTGGGGTTGGGTATGTCCAACTCCTAGTCAAAATTGGTATTCTGTTACTAGCATTGGCGATTCACAATTTGGTTATACATATTTTGGCGGTGGCGGTGGCGGTGGGTCTGCTGTTAATTATGTGACTACTGGTTCTGGTGGTCCAGGTGGTGGTGGCGCTGGTTCTGGTGCGGTATCCGCAGTAGCAGGAACGACTTATACGGGTGGCGGTGGCGGTGGCGGTGGTTATACCAGCGTTGCCGCGTCAGGTGGTAGTGGTTCTCTTACTATTCGTTATTTGAAAACGGCGGTGTAATAATGTCACATTGGGCTGAGATAGATTCAAATAATGTAGTTCTTCGCGTACTTGTTGGAGATAACAATGAACCCGATGAAGGATACAAATGGTTAATAGATAACCTTGGTGGCACGTGGATTAAAACAAGTTACAATAATAAAATTCGTGGTAAGTACGCTGGCATAGGTGATTCCTATGATAGTAAAAAAGATATATTTATTGCACCGCCGTATATTCCTATTGAAAATATAGAAATTGAAATTACGCATATTCCTTTTGAAGTAACAGAACCTATTGAATATGTTCTTGATTCTAACGGTTGCCCTGTTGTTAAATGACAGCAACAACATATAGGTATTTATTTGCCGACCTTTTAACAAATAGTATTCTTGGCGAGTTGCCTATAACTAACGTTAATTTTACACAACAACTTAATTCAGCAGGAAATTTTACAGGGCATTTACTTTTATCTGGCGTTGACGCAGAAGGTTTAAATATAGAAAATTCTACTATTCCTGGAAGAACTGCTATTTATGTTGACCGTGACGGTATTTTAGTTTGGGGTGGCGTACTTTGGAGCCGTGATTATGATTCGTCATCACAAACGCTTACGTTACAAGCGCGTGAATTTCTTTCTTATTATGAACGCAGAAGAATTATTTCTACAGATGTTTTTACAAATATAGACCAACTACAAATAGCGCAAACTATAATGTTAAATGCTTCTAGTGCTACAGGTGGTAACATAGGACTTCTTTACAATCAAGATTCTGGTTCTACTATTGTTTCTGGCGTTCTTGTATCTCGCACTTATTATTCTTATGAATTAAAAACTGTTTTAAGTGCGATTCAAGATTTATCAAAACAAAGTTCAGGGTTTGATTTTGAAATTAGTGTTTATTATGATGGTGGCGGAAACCCAACAAAATCATTTAATACTTATTACCCAAGGGCAGGTACAACATATTCAAGTTCATCAGCCACGATACCAGTATTTGAATTACCTGCTGGAAACATAATTGAATACAATTATCCCGAAGATGGTTCTATTGCCGCTAATACTATCTATGCGATTGGCGCTGGAAGTAATGAAGGAAAACTTATTGCTACCGCTACCGATACAGCAAAATTAGTTGCTGGTTGGCCGTTATTAGAAGAACAAGCAAATTATTCTGATATCACAGACGCAACGTTATTGGCAAATTTAGCAGGGGCGCAAATAACTGCCGTTTCTTATCCGCCAACCACTCTTAAAATTATTGCTCCACCTTACGTTGACCCTGTGTTTGGAAATTACGAAATTGGTGATGACGTTCGCGTTCGTATTTTAGATTCAAGATTCCCTACGCAACTTGACTCCACTTATAGAATTGTTGCGTTTAACGTATCCCCAGGTGAAAATGGACCAGAACGAGTAACATTAACTTTAACTACAGGAACGGGAGTGTAATGGGTTACATAAATTTAACGCCAAATCTTTATGATATGTTTTCTGATTTAGACTCGCGTTTGCGTAAATTAGAAACTGCTGTACGTTTTACTTTTCCTAATGTATCATCAGACCCGACAAATCCACGCAAAGGTGACGCGTGGTTGAATACCACCACTAATCTTGCCAAGATAGTTGACGCAAATGGAACTGTTCGCGTTTTGACTTGGACTTAACAAAGGTTCACAAATGACTGCTTTAGATTGGGCTGGAATAGCCGTAGCAATTTCTACTTTATTAGGCGCTTTATCCGTAGCAGTTAAATTTCTTACAACTCATTATCTTATGGAATTAAAGCCTAACGGTGGCAGTTCAATAAAAGATTCTATAAATCGTATGGAGCAACGAATAGATGAACTGTATAAATTAATAGCGGAAAAATAATTTTGAAAAAAGCGTTTCATTTATTTGGCTCAATATTATTAATTGTTTCAATATCGTGTTTTCCTTTATTATTTTCTGAACCAGCCTACGCTGATTGCATAAATTCCAATCAGGCTAATAATAACGCTATAAATAATCCACCTGCGGTTGATGAAAGCGGAACTGTTACTGTAACAACACAAGTAACTTGCGGTGGAGATGATATCTCTTATCGAGTTGCTGTGCCTAGCAGTATTATTTTTGCTGGCGTTACATACCAAGCCATTTACGCTACAACTAATTCTGTAATTACTTTTGGTAATCCTGACGGAACATACTGGACATATCCAAATACGCCATCTCTATCTATAGGAAGTCAAGATTGGGTTGCTTACCCATCTCAATACCCTGATGAACATTTTATTATTACAACTAGCGTTGAAGGATTTCAAATTGATTTAACAGCAAGACCGTATGGAAATCAAAACACACCCACACTTACTACAATTATTACTACAGCAATTATTAATCCAGATACAACGCTGAGTATTACTTATCTTGTTGATAATCTTCCAGATGGAACTCGTACTGGCGCAAGATTGCCTACTGGCGAAATAGTAACTTTGGAACAAGCAGGTGTAATACAAGTAGAAATAATTCCACCTGCTCCTGGTGAACCAACGCCAACACCAGAACCAACACCAGAACCAACACCAGAACCAACTTCAACGCCAACACCAACTCCAACGTTAACTCCAACGCCAGAACCAACTCCACCGCCACAACCAACTCCACCGCCACAACCAACTCCACCGCCAATTTTAATTCCTACATACGAACCGCCCCCTGTAGCAATACCAGACCCACCTATAATTATTATTGACATACCAATAGAAGAATTACCACCGCTTCCGCCTGTTGATGATGAACTTCCCCCAATAGATGACATTTTGCCGATAGATGACATTCCGATTATTGAAATACCACCGCCAGAAGAACCTATTATTGAATTGCCACCGATAGAAGAACTTCCTATTGAAGAACTTCCTATTGAAGAACTTCCTATTGAAGAATTACCTATTGAAGAACTTCCTATTGAAGAACCGTTACCAGAACCTATGCCTGTAGAAGAAACACCGCCAACAACAGAAGAAGTTATAAATAACGCTTTGGCTGACGGCGTGTTAACGTTAGAAGAAAAAACGGTTGTAATTGATTCTTTAATAAGTAACGCAAATGGAGAACCAATTACAGCGCAAACTATTGCTGACGCAGGTTTAACATACGCAGATTTACCACCTGAACAACCCGTTACAATTAGAGAAGATGAAAATGGTAATGAAGTAACTATTACCGCAGAAATAGCAACAGCATTAATTCTTCTTGATAATCCAATAGAATTAGTTAGTACTATTTTCAGTAATCCAGCAGAAGCAATTACAGCGTTATCAAATATCGGCGCTGATATGAGTACAGAAGAAAGAACGGAATCAACCAAGGCAGTTGTAGCAACTGTTATTGCGGCAGGTGCCGCAATAAACGCAGTAGGCACAACTACTACTAGAACACCTTCTAGTAGTCCTAAGTCTGGCGGTGGTGGTGCTGTCGGTAAAGAGTCAGTAAGGAGAAGAAAACCTTGAAGATATTAAGAGATATGATTGACCAACTTTGGACAGTTTTAGGTATGTTTATTGCTTGGGTAGTTTTAGATGGTAGCGCCAAACAAGTTGTTGGTCTAGCAATATGGATTACTCTTTTTGTTTGGGCTGTAACATATCGTTTTCGCAATCCGAAAGATGAAGAATGAAAAACGTTAAAAATATAATTATGCGTATCGTTGCGGTATTTGCCGCGTCTGGTTTATCCGTTATAGGTGCTGGTGCTTTAGTTGGTATCAGTACACTCAAAGCGGTGGTATTAGCAGGTACACTTGGAGTTGCTACTGTTGTAGAAGCACTTGCCAGATTCTTTTTAGAAGATGGCAAATTAACTACGCAAGAGATTAATGACGCTTTTGCCAAGGTGGACAAAAGAAATAAACCAAAGGAATCAAATGAATCGTAATGAAGTAGTAACGATTGCTAAGGCAGAAATTGGTACAACTGAATTACCAGTAAATAAAACTAAATATGGTAAATGGTATGGATTAGACGGGCAACCTTGGTGCGCTATGTTTGTTTCGTGGTGTTTTAATCAGGCTGGCGCTATTAGTTTGATTAAACAGTCGCCTAAAGGATTTGCTGGTTGCGAATCTTTTGAAGCGTGGGCTGAGAAAAATAAAATGAATATACCTGTAGAACAAGTAGAACGTGGTGATATTCTTTTATTTGATTTTAATAAAGAAGGCAAATCAATTCATACGGGCATAGCGTTAGGTTATAACGCACATACTCATTTGATTGATACTGTCGAAGGTAATACTGCTGGTGATTCAAAAGGTTCGCAAGCAAACGGTGATGGAGTTTATTTAAAACACCGCGCACCTAGTACAGTCAGAATGGCTGTACGTCCAAAATGGTCCAATTAAGGAGATAGTTATGGATAAAAAAATGATTGATGGATTGAAAGCGGCACTTGCTTCTTATCTAAGAAGTTTTATTGCGGCAGGGTTAGCAGTTTATACAGCAGGATTAACGGATTGGAAAGCAATAATTTGTGCTGGATTATCCGCCGTAGTGCCAGTTGCTATTCGTGCATTAAATCCTAAAGATTCTGCGTTTGGCATAGTCGCTGGTATAGTAGAAACGAAACTTACGTCAGTTTCTAAAAAAACTAAATAGCGTTTGCTTGGGTGGCATAATCGGGGAAGTTATTCCACCCAAGTAAAGCATTAAGTTAAGGTTAACAAAATGGATACATTTGTTAGTGATTTAATTCCTTTGTTTCGAGATATAGATGACGCTATTGATGATTTAGATAATATAGGTATATGCCTTTATTGATAAAATTATGGGCTATCATTATCCTTGGAGGCAAAACAAATGGCGCTATCAGAAGCAATAGATATGTTAAGAGTATTACGTACACCTAATTTACGTTGTCCATATAAAATACTTTACGATTCACTTCTTCCAGAAGATAAAAAAGCAATAGATAACGCTTGGGAAAAAGGCTACTCATTAAATATCATTATGAGAGCGTTAAGAAATGAAGGTTATAAAACAAGCAACGAATCTCTTTCTGCACATAGAAGGGGAACTTGCCCTTGTCCGAAACTTTAAAAGGAATTTTAAACAAACGCCAAGAACAATATGGCGACGCAGAACCCAATTTTACAACTATAGGGATTATTTGGGGAACGTTACTTGGTATAAAACCTATTCCTGCTTATCAAGTGGCTTTGCTTATGGATAGCCTTAAAACTGTAAGGTTATTTAATAATGGTTTACATATTGATTCTTGGATAGATAAACAAGGCTACATAGAACACGGTTTAAAAATAGCGGTAAATAATGAGTCTTGATAAACAATTTTCAGACTTACCAGAAGGCATAGAATCTTCTGACGTTTTAGAACTACGTAAAGCATTAATGCGTACGCAAAAGAAATTAATGGAAACAAAACATAAAGTTGACGAATTAGTAGAAGCAACTCACAATGCGGCGTTCGACGCTATGTTATCTAGTGGACCTATTAATAATGTTCCAGAACCAGTTTTTTCTAAAGGAAGTAAGAAAGCAGAAGTATCGTTATGGCATTTAACGGATTGGCAAGGCGCTAAAAAAACAACTTCATACGATTCTAAAATTATGGAAAGACGCGTAATGGAATTTTGTAGTAAGGCTATTGCTATTACTAATATACAAAGAGCAGACCACCCCGTTAATGACGTAACAATTATGTTTGGTGGCGATATGATTGAAGGCTTATTTAATTTTCCAGGACAAGCCTTTGAAATTGATTCGACGTTATTTGAACAATACGTAAATGTTTCAAGGTTAGTTACAGATGTAGTTCGTTATGCTCTTGCTAATTATAAAAAAGTAACAGTAGTTCCTGAGTGGGGAAATCACGGACGTATAGGAAGCAAACGTGACAACGTTCCACGTAGCGATAATTTTGACCGTATGTGTTACGAATTAGCAAAACAATTACTTAATAAAGAAACGCGTTTGACTTGGCAAGATTGCCCAGAAGATATACAAAGAGTTGAAATAGGAAATTACAAAGCGCTATTAATTCACGGAGACGAAGTGGGAAGAAATGGTTTTGCTAGTCCTGGCGCAATAGTTCAACACGCAAACCGTTGGCGTTCTGGTGCTTATGCTTGGGAATTTAGAGATGTTTACATTGGTCACTATCACACTCACGCAGAATGGGCTATGGCAAATGGATTAGGTTCTGTTTATCAAACTGGTTCAACTGAATCTGATAACCGTTACGCAGGAGTTCATCTTGCCGCTAGTGCTACACCCTCACAACGATTACATTTTATTGACCCAGTTAAAGGTAGAGTCACCGCAAGTTATAAAGTTTGGTTAGATTAATTGAATGAAGAAAGTTTATTTAAGTTTTTAGAAGTGTTATATCCAGATTTGATAATGTCTGGTGATTTATTTTCTCCTTATGATTGTTTGTCGTTATCTCAAAATATGTATATCGAGTTGAAATGTCGTAAGACACATTACGATAAATTGTTAATAGAAAAATCCAAATATGACAGGTTAATAAACCAAGCACAAATTATGGATATGATTCCTGTTTATATTTGTTCAACGCCGAATGGTATATGGGGATTCAGTTTAAGAAAATTTACTATGAGGTGGGAAATGAAAGAACTTCCTACTACTACGGAATTTGAAAATACAAACTTGAAACAAAAAACTGTTGGTTATTTAAACGTTACAGATGGAAAAAAGTTTGCTTAGTCATCATCTTCTAATTCATCACCATAATCGGTAGTGATTAATCGCATATTAGAAATATCAATATCATTTTCTTTTGCTGTAGCCGCACCTTCACGAAATAGATTTAATGTGCGCGCACATAAATCGTCCATAGCGTCTGGATAAGCAAGTTCAGTACCAACGGCAATAACCAAACCACCGCAACGCATTTCCACAGATGAATAAGCCATAGCGCTATTGTAAATGAGTTACACGGTATTAACGCAATTAAATTTATTATGTGCTTAACGTGCGCGTGTTTAATTTTTTAAGGTTAACAAAAAAAATCTGTTTTGCTTGATTTTTTATGCCCGTAAGGGTCTGGGGGTCTAAGAACCTACTTCCTGCCCCTATCAGGCTCATACAGGCTTATATGCCCCTTTACTGAGGCTCACGGCTCGCCCTAATAAGGGGTATAAACGGTATTGGTATTTGTAACACTTTAGGGGTAATGTTAATACTACAAATTAATATGGCACTCGCGGTTCGGGTATTCCCAAGGGAAGCGAACCAGAAGAGAAAAAAGCCAAAGATTAGTTTACAAAACTAGTGAACCGATTTAATCATTTAAATCCCAAGGGAATTAAATCGGGTGATAGAAAGTAAATCTAATTAAATTAAATAGAGAAGGCAAGAGAATCCAAGAAGTAAATCTTGGAAAGTTCTCAACACGTAACCAGCCGACAAAGTAAAAACCCCACAAGTCACCAGCAAGTTTAGGTAAAGACAAACGGATAACTTTTACAAGTAACGGTTCCAAACAAAATAAAGCACCGCACGGTACCAAGTACCTAAAGTCAGAAGCGCGATACCAATATCAAAACGCCAAGCCGAACTGTTACACGACGTTCGGTTACTTGTAGAGGTGAGGAGCCACTACAAACAAATTAGGCACTAGATATTCAAGACCCGTTAGAGAAATCAAAACGGCGAGCGATACACACTTCACGACTTAGCGCAATGCAAATAAAAGTTAATGGAATATGGTGAACCAGCCTTAGAAAATAAATCAACCTTATATCGAAACACCGTGTCACTAAAAGGCACGGTGTCTAACGGACAGGCGAACCGTTACTGATGAGAACAGCCACTACAGAAAAGGGAAAACAAAATGACTACAACAAATACAATGCACGACGCAAGTAATAAAGTAATTTCAAGTTTTATAACAAAACAAGAACTTGCATTAGATACCATTATTGCTTTTGCTGGTAATAGTCCAGAAGGTACAAAATTAGACCGTCGTCCAAAGCAACTTCAATTCAGTCACACAGTTAACGATAAGCGAATTTTTTCAATCTTCGTTAGATATGAAGGCGTAGATGGTTACAGAATTAATGCTTATGAACCTAACGGAATAGAAAAGTACGATTTCAGAAACGTACAAAGTTATCACGACGCAGTAGCGATTATTAAATTAATCGCTTTCAGAATGAAACATAACTAAGAACGAAACACCCGAAAGGGTGTCCAACCGTAACGGCGGTTGCTGACGAGTTCAGTTAAAACAAACAAGGGATAATAAAATGGAATATACAAAGTCAGATGTTCGTAGCAGTTTTAAATACGCACGAATGTTAATGCAAGAAGCAAACAAGATGATGAAAGATAAAACAATTACCGATTTCACTAACGATTCAGATTTCGGTCAACTTGCTAACGAACTAACAGCAAGCGTTTCAATACTCCAATGCTGGTTAGACGAGCAAATCGAAAAAGGGAGAAAGTAAATGACAAAGAAAGATTACGAACTAATCGCAAAGTCAATCGGTTGGACTATCGAAGATTCAAAGCGCCGTTTGGCTTTTGATACAAAAGCGCTTGATTACTACACAGAAGTAATTATAGAAATGCTTCAAGCACAAAACCCTAAGTTCGACAAGGGTTTATTTTTAACCGCAGTTCAATTCTACTCAACTACTAATTAAAAGGAGAAATAAAAATGCTAACAAAATCAAACCTCAAAGATTTACACACAGTCGTACAACGTCCAGCAGCAGAACCAAGGGCAGTTCAAATAGACGCCTGGCTCGGTGATTTATATTTAGGACAAAGAACTTATTACAATTCCACAGTTAAAAACGCATTAAAAAATGCTACAAACATTATCCGCCAATTCGGTTCATTAAACTAAAGGGAGAAACAAATGACAAAGAAAATCAAAATCAGTTGGAAAGCGTTCGGTGATAAGCCAGAGATTGGTCGTTTCGTTTCATCAGTGGAGTTTGAACTTGGTTCATTTACTGGTCAGAACATCAACGAAATCGCTGACGTAAACATCTGCGAGTGGATTTACAAAGATACAAACACTTATAGCGGTTTAATCTGGAACCAGATTGAAAAGAAGTTATCTGCAACTCGCACTCACACTTCAATTTCAATCGGTGACGAAATCGAAATCGACGGTCAGGTTTACATCTGCGCGGACTTCGGATTCATCAAGAAAGAAGATGCAGAAATCAAAGAAATACGCGGTTCAATTTACAGCGTTCAAGAGAAAGAGAAGGTGTAGCGTTAAATGAAATGTCCTCAATGCGGAACGAAAATGTATACAAATAAGATTATTAATTTTGATAATCTTCCTTGGAAGAAATACGAACAATGTCCAAAGTGTGACTATAAAACAGAAGCAAAATAAAGTAAGGCGAAACTCCCGTAAGGGAGTCCAGTACTGAACGGTACTGCTGATGAGCCTCATCAGAACTAACAAAGGGAAAATAAAATGACTACAGATATAACAAATACAGAAATAGTAGTAGAACAAACACCAGCACAAATCGCAGAAGAATTTATCAAGGACCATTCGTTTGGCGACCTTGTAGATGAGTTTGTGATTCACTTCAATACAATCGAATCTCTCAAAAAGCGTTTAGAGTATACAGAGCAAGCGTCTAATACACACCGCGCTCGTTTGCGAGAAGTTACAAATACAGTAGAAGAGTTTCTTAAGGAACATATCAAGGAGAACGATTCAGCGTCAGTAGAAGAACTAAAAGAACTTGCCGCAGAACTTGATATAGAACTAACTAAAACAATATCAGTTTCGTTCACAGTTAACGTAGAAGCAGAACTAACTGTTCCACTTGACTTTGACGAAGAAAAAATCGATGACGGTGACTTTGATATCAGCATTGATTATTGCGGACGCCACAATGACGTTGATTGTGACGACGTTTCTACTGAAGTAGATGACTTCAGCGCAGAAGAAAACTAAAGGAGAGCAAATGTATAACGCGGAAGATTTTGACGGCGATACAGAAATGGCTATCGCCGTCAATAAAGAAGTAGCCGAAAAAACACAAGGGCAACAAGATTGCTACTGCACTACTCATTTTCTTTGCGCACCTTGCGTAAAGAAACTTTAAAGGGGGACAAGTAATGGCTATCAGAAGAAAATGTAACGGGTGCGGAGAAATACGTTCAATTAATTCTCCAAACAAATTTTATGAAACTTATCAACAATGGTTGTGTATTCCTTGTTTTAATAAAAACGAAAAGGGGGATAAACAAATGCATTGTAATTTCTGCGGTAATGAAACAGCAGTCTTTTACGCACTACAAAAAAATAAGGAATCACAAATATATCAAATTTGTGGTAACTGTTACTACGACGCATTTACAAAGCAAGGAAAAACAGAATGACATACGCCGATTTAGATTGCCCGTTATGTGACGAACTGGCAGTACACGACGTAACGCTTGACCTTGCTTATATTGAAATGGCAGGTCAAATATTTGCTCGCGCTATTAATGATAAGGATTACGAACACGCACAAGCGGTAGTTAGTAACCTTATTTTTAGTAGCAGAATGTTAGGCAGATTCACATTACATCAAGCACACAAAGAAGCGAGAAAATAAATGCAAACCTTTTTGCCGTACGCAGACTTTCGCAAATCAGCGCAAGTCTTAGATTACAAAAGGTTAGGTAAGCAACGCGTAGAAGCATTACAAATACTTAATGCGATACGCGGTCAAACAAAAGGTTGGGTCAACCACCCTTGTACCGTTATGTGGCGCGATTACGAACAAGCGCTAATTCAATACGCAATAGTTATTTGTGAAGAGTGGATATCACGGGGATATAAAGACACCTTGTTACCGCGATTCAAAGCACAAGTAACTACAACCAATCCAGAAATGCCTTTCTGGTTAGGTCACGGACAATTACATCTTTCGCACCAATCAAATTTAGTGCGTAAAGATTCTAATTTCTACAAGTTCAAAGTAAAAAACAACTTGCCGTACATCTGGGTTAAACCAGACGGCACTTACTATAAGGGAGAAATAAAATGACTAAAGATGAGTTGCTGGATTTGGAATTAATTGCAAAAGATTTATTTCAAAATCCGCTTGATTTAGATGTAATACTAGAAACAGTAATTGAAGCATTTGAGATGGGAAAAAATTCAAAATGAATAAAGAATCAAATTCATATATAACGGTAGCGCCAGGAAGCCATTATCACAACGCGGCATATAACAGCGCTTATTGTAAATCAAGTCAGTATTTAGTTATTGACTTTTTTGCTTGGACTAAGTGGTATAACGCCGCAAGGTTTCAACGTAACCCAGAAGTGCCGCCACCTTCTTTTGTTGGCGATACTTACGAAATTGCGTTACGTGTTAAGACTGAACTGAACGATTCCATAGAAGCGTTAAGTCAATGACTTGTTCACACGTCAACGATACGGAAGAAATCCGTGAAGTTATTTGTGGAGAATGTTTAATTGAATCCTCAATGGATATAAATATATGTGGTGGTCGTGCTTATTACGAATGTCCGCTATGTAAAAATAAAGGCAGATTAGAAGAATAAACCCAACTAACGAAAGGCAAAAAAGAAATGGCACACGCACTAGAGCAGTTCCAAGATGGTACAACAGCGTTCTTCTCAGCCAGAGAAGTAGCGTGGCATAAATTAGGTACGGTCACAGAAGGCGCTTTGTCCGCAGAGGAAGCGTTAAAGACTGCGTACCTAGATTGGGAAGTTAAGAAATCAGAAAATCCCGTTAGCGTTATTGTTCCCGATAAGAACGGTAATGTTTCAGATAAAAACGGTAAGAATAATAAAATTATTTTTCCTGATAAATTTATGACTTACCGTTTCAATCCTAAGACTTCTATTCCAGAAGCGTTAGGTGTAGTTGGTTCTCGTTACACGCCAGTACAAAATTTAGAAGCCTTCTCTTTTCTAAATAATATTGCTGACGAATCGGGCGCTGTATTTGAAACTGCTGGTTCGATTGATAATGGTCGTAAAGTTTTTATGACTATGAAAATGCCCGAAGGATTAAACGTTGGTGGCGTGGACGCTATCAATCTTTATCTTATGGCGTGGAATACACACGACGGTACAAGTTCGTTTAACGTTATGGTTACACCTATTCGGGTTGTATGCCAAAACACTTTATCAATGGCTATTAATCAAGCAACAAGTTCTTTTGCTTGGCGTCATACTCCAAAGGTAGGAAGCAAAGTACAACTCGCAAGAGAAACACTTGGCGTTACATTTAAGTACGTCGAAGCGTTTGAAGTAGAAGCAGAAAAACTTCTGTCACAGCCAATGACGGATAAGCAATTTACCGCTATCGTTGAAAAATTAATTCCTATTGACGAAGAACAAGAGCGCGCTCGTAACCTTGCTGAGACTGCTCGCGGAACGTTAATGGGATTATGGAAAGCACCTACGCAATTAAATATTGCTAATACAAAGTGGGCGGCATATAACACGATAGTCGAATATGCGGATTGGGCAAAGCCAGTTCGTTCGACTAATCCTGAACGCGCTAGAGCCGAAAAAATTGTTACTGGTCTTGGAGACCGTTTCAAGAATAAGGCGTTAGCACTTATTTCATAACGTTAACTAAAGTGTGGCGCGTAGAGAAGGTGACTACGCGCCACACTCTTTTCATAACCCTATGAAAAGTCATTTCCCAATATCTAAATTCCGTGTAAAATAATCTATGGAGGCAACCCAATGTTCAGTTTAATTCTTAGCGTTTTATTCGCCATTTTCTTTGGCGGTTTAATCTCTTATGTAAATGAAAAAAACGGAAACCCACATCATTTAACTTTACGCGGCAAGCGTGTTGTATTTGCTACCGCGATAGTGATGGGGTTTCTTTTTTATTTAGTCGCTACACATTTCTACCTGACCTGCGATTTACGAACAAACGCAACGGGCGTTTGTCGTATTAGTTGGTTATAACTAAAAGAAAGAAGGCGTTACAAATGGCTAAACAAGTAAAAGTAATAGCAAACATAACGATACCAAATCCAACTATCAAAGGGAGAAAAATCAGATGAATAATTCCATACTCAAAGTAAATTCCGACCAGACTTGGTGGGCTGATACGCAATTAGCCGCACTAAAACAAATCGGATTAGCAGACGCACCTAAAGCGGAACTTGCTGTATTCCTACATTACGCACAACGAACTGGTCTTGACCCATTCGCTCGACAACTTTATATGATTGCGAGAGGTGGTAAATATACAATCCAAGCGAGTATTGATGGCTTGCGTATTATCGCTAACCGTTCTGATAAATACGCAGGACAAGTTGGTCCGTTCTGGTGCGGTGAAGATGGCGAATGGAAAGATGTTTGGTTATCTAACTCACCGCCAGTTGCCGCCAAAGTTGGCGTATCGCATAAAGACTTTGATGAGCCTTTATACGCAGTAGCAAAGTTCGATTCATACGCAGTTCCTAATAACCCTATCTGGAAAAAAATGCCCGACGTTATGTTGGCTAAGTGCGCGGAATCTTTAGCGTTACGTAAGGCATTTCCAAATGACCTTTCGGGTATCTATACCGCCGAAGAAATGGCTCAGGCTGACGTTGTAGCGCCCGTAGCGGTTAGTTCAGAAGCGGTCACGCGGATTAATACTCCTGTATCAATTCCAGATAAGGCTATCGAAACTGTAGAGGCTGACGTAAATTTCTTTAGTACTTTACAAAGTTACCTCAAAGAAATACACGAAGTTAATGACCTTGAAGAATTAAAAGTGCTTTATAGTCAATTTAAAAATCTTTTAGATTTCAAGTTTTTATTAGCAGACGAAAGTGATACTACTACGTTACGCGCAGAGTTCGATAAAGCAAGAAAGGAGTTTGCGTAATGGAAACAGACTACGCAACACAGTTAGTTTTTTTACATATAGATACGGGTAACCAAGATAAGTTTATTGAATTTCATAAACTTAATCCGCAAGTTGCGGATACGTTAGAAGATATGGCTGACGAACTTATTTCACGTGGACGTAATCGCGTAGGGATAAAAATGCTTATGGAAGTTCTGCGTTGGAATTATCAGATGAAAACTGATGACCCTAACTCGGATTTTAAACTTAATAATAATTACGCACCTTGGTACGCACGTTTATTAATAGAACGTCACCCAAATTGGGCTGACGTATTTGAACTAAGAATGATGAGGCGTAACTAATGACTACAGATATAGATACAACTTGGTTAGATTTTTTAAATAAAATTTATACCGTTAATAAAACTGTTACTACTACAAAAGTAACCATAAGAACTCTTGCGCCTATGGATACTGATTCTGTTATCTTGATTCCTGTAGATAAGTTAATTGAGTTACGCGATAATTTAATTTATAGCGGATTTACAGAAGCCGAAGCATTATCAATCACTACGCAAGTTGCTTCTAATGCGACCATCTAGCGAAAAACCAATTAGATGTTGGTATTGCGGTCAATGGAAAACAGATGAACTAGCACAATGTACTTTGTGCGGAAACGTAGGAAAGGAAAAACCAAATGGTTACACCTCAGGGTATAGAAAATAGATTGCTTGCGTTAAGTAAAGAAGTAGATGAGGCACACGCGTTCTTAGAGCAATCAGAAATCGCTTATCACAAAGCCAAAACTGATTACGAAATAGGAATGGCAACTGTGCGTTTATCTTTTGCGGCAGATAAATTAAGAGTTCAAGACATACAAGACATAGCGTTACGAGATAACGCGCATTTGTATCGTTTAATTAATTCTTCTGAGGCTACCGTAAAAGCCGCACGTGCTAACGCTACAAGAATACGAACTCAGGTTGACATAGCGCGTTCTATCGGAACGTCTGTACGTGCTTCACTAGAAATGTAACTACTAACTAAAGGGAAAAAAATGAGTAAAAATAAATGCGATTGTGAGTACCACGAGTGCTTTAGCAAAGATGATTACAGTAGAGACGGTAACACTTGCGAAAAATGCTTTATGGATTGTGTAAAAATACAAGAGGGTATTATTAAACTTAGAAAGGGATAAAAATGGAAATAGAAGAACTGTTAATGAAGGCGTTAACTACTTATGATAAAAGTAGAGCGCGCTCTAAGCAAGTGGAGTTAGGCGTTTCTTCTGTTGGTAGTTGCCGTAGACAAGTTTGGTTTCATCTTCAAGGAGAAGAAAAAACTAATGACACTATGCGACTACCAGCGTTAATGGGAACCGCTATTCATACAATGATAGAGAAAGCAATAAAAGATATTGATTGGGATAACGATTATGAACTTGAAAGAGAAGTTTCTTTTGAAGGATTAATGGGTCATATTGATTTATTTATTCCGTCTATCGGTGCTGTTGTAGATTGGAAAACTACAAAGAAAGCAGGGTTGGATAGTTTTCCAAAAATGAATCAAGTGTGGCAGGTTCAGTTATACGGTTATTTGCTTTCTAAAAATGGCGAGAACGTCAATACTGTTTCTTTAGTAGCAATACCTAGAGACGGAGACGAACGCCAAATCAAAATACATACTGAACCGTATGTAGAAGCCATAGCGTTACAAGCGTTATCTTGGTTAGAAGATGTTAAAAGTCGAACTGAGATACCAGACCCAGAAAATTATGCGGCGTTCTGTAATCTTTATTGTTCTTATTTTGGAGATAAATGCCAAGGAAAGGGAAGGGGAAGTAGATGACTTGGATAAAAATAAATGATTCATTTCCAGACCACCCAAAAATTATTGGGTTATCGAACGAAGCGTTTAGAACTCACATACACGGTTTATGTTATTGCGGAAGATTTTTAACAGACGGGTTTATACCTATCGCCGCAATAAATAAACTTGGCACTAATGAAACTGTTATTGCTTTAGTAGAAGCAAAGTTGTGGATAGAAGATTTAAATGCTAACGGGTTTGTAATTCTTAATTACTTAGAACATCAAACCTCAAAATCACAAGTAGAAGAAAAACGTAAAGCGGTAAGGGAACGAGTTAAACGTTACAGAAATAAATTATACAACACCAAAGAGTCTGATGATTGGGATTTAGATGAACCTAGTAACTCTGTTACTAACTTAAATGTAACAGCACCAGAATACAGAATACAGAATACAGAAAACAGAATACAGAATACAGAAACAAGTACTTACACGGACGAGGAAACAAAAGAATTTGCGGATTCAGAGAAAAGCCTTGAAAAAGGGATTTTAGACCAGCAAAATCTTGTTCCCTACTTTCCACCTTTACCGAGAGTTAAAAGCGCCTTAGAAAGCGTGCAAAGACTTTCTACGCGCCTAGATGAAGCGCGTAAAAATGGCATAAACGCTTGGAACCTTTCTAGGCTTGTAGAAGATGAGTGGGATTTATTACATAACGCTAACGATATTGGTGGCTGTATCGCGTTAACCGTTTGGTATGTATCCGAACTGCAATCGCGTGAATTATCTTCATCTGACATAGGCAGGATAGGACAGATGACAAAACGGTTTGGTCGGATAGCGTTACTCGCTATAGACGAAGCGGCAACCAAAGATTTGACGGACTTAGTTAGTTACGCATATCGCGTAGCACAAAATATGTATAAAGAAAGGCAAGGCAAATGAAGTTATTATGTAAAAGTAATCATTGGAGTATTCAACAAGGGCAACTTATTTTAGATACTCCTAATGGAAAACAAGATGAAGTAACAAGAAAAATGGTTAAAGTATTAGAAGCGCAAGTAAGACTTCAAATATATGAAGAGATTTGCGATTTAAAATTAACTGATAACCGTAAAATGATTATGAAATACAGTAAAGGCAATTTAGATAATTTAGTGTTAGCCATACAAGCGTTATGCGCTGACGTAGCGTTAGGCAAAAAAAATGGCGCTAGTTGACCACTATGAATTGATTCAAAAGTTGTTAGCGCATTTAGAATCTATACGGTGGAAAGATGAACCGCAAAATGGGTTTTCTTTTTACTGGAAAGAAGGATATGAAACAGCAATAGATAACGCTATGAATGAACTTAGAAGGGAATTGTAATGAACGAACCTTGCAAAAAAATTAATTGTCAATGTGACCATAGCGACCCGTGTACGCAGGGTTGGGTATTTATACGTTACGCAGATACTACAAAAAGAGTTGTGCGTGGCGTTATCTATGAAACCACTAAAGAGTATGATGGCGTTCGTCCTTGTCCGACCTGCGACCCTGAAAGAGCGCAGATAGTTGACACATCAAAGACGTCAGAAGAATTGACGCAAAAACTCCAACAGCGCTCGCATTTCAAAGTGGCAGAGAACTACGATAAATCTGAAGCGAGCAAAACTCGAACCCTGTAAGGGGGAAGAAATGAAATCAATCGCAAATAAAAAAATCGTATTGATAATAGCAACAGGATTGTTATTTACTGTAGCAAGTCCAGCGCAAGCACACGCACCACATTTAAGTAAGAGTTGGAAAATTAAAATACTAGCGTTACAAACGCCACCCAAAATGTACGCGCTAACTCAAATGAAAGATTATGGGTGGAAGAGAAGCCATTATCAATGCCTTGAAAATCTTTGGACTAAAGAATCACATTGGAATCCCAAAGCAAATAATCCCCACAGTACTGCGTTTGGTATTGCTCAAATGTTAAACGAAACCGCCAAAGACGCAGTAACACAAATCAATAACGGTTTGCGCTATATTGAACGCCGTTATGATAATCCCTGTTCCGCTTGGAGTTATTGGCAAAGACATTACTGGTACTAACACGCCGTTTTTTGTAGCAGGGCGACCTATTCCGCAAGGGTCATTAAAGTTTATTAATGGACACGCAATACACGTACGCGCTCAGGATTTGGCTTTATGGCGCGCTGATATTGCTAATCAAGCAAGATACGCAAGAGTTAATAAAGCAGAAAGCGCTGTCGAAGTTATATTAACTTTCGTAATGGCTAAACCTAAAACAGTTAAGCGAGCAGAGCCTTTTGTTAGACCAGATTTGGATAAATTAATACGCGCTGTGTTAGATGGATTAACTGACGTGGCTTATTTAGATGACCAGCAAGTAACTAATATAACCGCTAGCAAAACGTACGGGGAAAATCAAGGCGTTTGGATTACAGTTATAGATAAATCAATCGTTATGAATGAATTGATAATCAATAACAATACTAACTAAGCCATCTGAGTATTCAAGGAAGGATTCAAATGGCACTATCGAAAGAGTTACGCGAGTTGGTTTAGTCACGCGCACAAGGCTACTGCGAATTTTGCGGTAATGGATTACCAGAAAACTTTGCGTTACATCACCGTAAATTAAAATCCAGAGGCGGTAAAGATACGCCTGACAATTTAATAGCGCTACATCACGGCTGTCATAACGGTAATACTAATGCGGTTCATTTTAATATAGCGTTATCAGAATCAACAGGGCATATTGTTCCGACACACGCTAATCCAAATGAGTATCCGTTAACCCTTTTTAACGGTTCTATTGTTACACTAACGGCAGAAGGTAAATACAACTATATCGAAAGGAATGAAGGCTATGGCTGGTGAATTATTAATTTTCGGTGAAGGTCGTTTAGGTAATGACGCAGAAATTCGCGTATTAAATGATGGAAAAAATGTAACGTCATTTTCTCTTGCTTGTACTGCGCGTACTAACGCAAGTGGCGAATGGACTGACAAAGAAACTATTTGGTTACGTTGTTTTGTATGGGGCAAGAACGCGACTGGCGCGGCAAATGAATTACGCAAAGGTATGTTAATTACGTTCAACGGTACGTTAGACCAAACTACATACAAAAATAAAGAAGGCGTAGAAGTTAAATCGTTTGAAGTAACAATGAAGGGTTACGGTATGGTTCCAAAAAATGTTATCGAACCTGTTACAGTTAGTTCAGAAATAAAAAGTGAAGACCCGATAGATGACCCTTGGTTATAGGAAGGCATTATGACTATTCAAGAAGTTCAATTAGATACGGAAATAATTGATTCAATCCGTACCTGCGAAATACTTGGTATTACAAAGACTAACTTGCGCCAACTTGTATTTCGTAAAGTGTTAGTACCCACAGGAAGATATAAAAGGCGTTCTACATTTAATCTTATTGATGTAGAAACGTTAAAAGTTTCTCGCTTGCCGTAATCCCTTTCGGTGAAGCGAGTTATAAGAGGTGCGTTACCCGTTCAGTAACGCACCTCTCCTACAATTTAAAATACTATTTATAATTAGGAGAAGGTAATGACAACAAGAGTACTTTTAACAGGTGGCGGTGGATTTGTTGGACACCACACGCTTGAACATTTATTAAAAAATACTGATTGGGAAATTGTTGTTTTAGATAGTTTTAGAAATAAAGGGTTAAGTGCAAGATTAAGAGATATATTTACAGCAAACCCTAACGAAATTAAACGCGTTACTGTTATTACGCACGATTTAACTTCCCCCATTGATATTGTTACAAATAAAAATATTGGGGATATTGATGTAATAATAAATAATGCGTCAGAATCACACGTCGATAGAAGTATTACTCACCCACGCCCATTTATCGAAAACAACGTATCACTTATTGTTACAATGTTAGAATACGCACGAACACTTAAAAACCTTAAATTATTTATACAAGTTAGTACCGATGAAGTTTATGGTCCTGCCGTAAACGGACTTCCTCACCCTGAGTACGATATGATGCTTCCATCAAATCCTTATTCAGCGAGTAAGGTATCGCAAGAAGCAGTAGCAATTTCTTATTGGCGTACTTATGACATACCAGTTGTAATTTCTAACACAATGAATATAATCGGCGAACGTCAAGATATTGAAAAGTTTGTACCGCTTACTATGGCAAAAATTCTTTTAGGTAATAAAATAAAAATTCATTCAAGTTTTATTGATGGAAAATGGGCTTCGGGTAGCCGTTATTATTTACACGCGCGCAATCAAGCAGACGCATTATTATTCGCAATAAAACATTGTTTAAATAATCCAAACAAGTTTTCTGAAGGAATTAAACGTCCACATAGGTTTCACGTAGGTGGCGAAAGAGAAGTATTTAATGATGAAATGGTAAATATGATTGCTAGTTATATGGGTAAGGAAGGTAATTGGATTGAATATGAAGATGTAAAAATGGGTAGAGCAGGACACGACCTTACTTACGCGCTTGAACGAACTACGTTAAATAACTGGGGTTGGGTAGCACCTATTCCATTTGAAAATTCACTTAAACACACCGTAGAGTGGACAATGAAAAATAAAGTTTGGCTTTTGCCTAATGCCTGATTTAATAATTGGGGGCGCTGGGTTTTTTGGTTTGACTATTGCCGAAAAAGCCGCTTCGCAAGGTTATAAAGTTCTTGTGGTTGAACAAAGAAATAAAATTGGTGGCAATTCCGCCAGCCATAAAGATTCTAAAACTGGAATTGAAGTTCATACGTACGGTCCACATATTTTTCATACCAATAATGAAATAGTATGGAAATATGTAAACAAATTTACTTCTTTTATACCGTATAAACATAAAGTTAAAACCGTTATAGCAGATGGTCGAGTAATCCCGCTTCCTTTTGGATTAGCAACTTATAGCACTTATTATAATATACAATTTACACCTGCGTTGATGGATACTTATAACGGATTATTACCTGCAAATATAAATAATACTTTTAAAGAAACTGCTATTTCATCTATAGGAGAAGATTTATACAGAGAAGTTGTAGAAAGTTATACAAAAAAACATTGGGGTTGCGACCCTGATGAACTTCCTGTTAGTGTTATTAAAAGACTTCCAGTTCGACGCACTTGGGAAGATGGGTATTTTACAGATAAATACCAAGGAATACCGTCTAACGGTTACCAAACGTGGTTAAACAAAATGGCTAATCACCCAAATATAACGGTTTTATTAAATACAAATGTTTTAGATTTTGTTCCCACTAATATACCGTTTGTTTATACAGGCGCACTTGACGCTTTTTTTAAATATAAATTTGGGCATTTAGGCTGGCGTAGCATAGATTTAATTGAATCACACCCTGATACGAATGACTTTCAAGGGTGCGCACAAATGAATTATGCTGACGCAAACATTCCTTACACGCGAATACACGAATATAAACATTATCGCCCTGATATAAAAACTATTGGAACTGTTATTCATAAGGAATACCCACGCAATACAGAACCTTATGAAACAGGCGCTTACCCAATTAACGCAATACAAGATAGAGAAAAACTGCAAAAATATAGAGAAGCAACTAAAGAGTTAAAAGGTGTGTGGCTTGGGGGTCGTTTAGGTTCATATAAATATCTTGATATGGACGCTGTGATTGCTTCTGCGCTAACACTTTGGAATAATAAAATTAAACCCTATTTGGAGGCACAATGTCACACAGTATAGAACTCGTAGCATTAAAAGATTTAATTGCTAACCCTTTAAACCCTAAAAGCCATAACGACGCGTTAATTAATAAATCTTTTTCTGCTTTTGGATACATAGACCCGATTGTTATTGATGAACGTACAAATTTTATGATTAGTGGTCACGGTCGCCAAGAAGTATTAAGACAAATGCAAGAAAACAATGAAAGCGCACCCGAAGGAATAACAGTCAAAGATGGAACGTGGTTTGTTCCAGTAGTAAAAGGGTGGTCGTCAAAAGATGATACAGAAGCAAACGCTGCACTTGTAGCGTTAAACCGCACTAACGAAATGGGTGGGTGGGATAGAGAAAATCTGCTCACAATCCTTGAAGAACTTTTAGCAACAGACAAATTAGATTTAGTTGGATTTTTAAATACAGATGTAACTATGTTACAACGAGCGTTAGAAGCAGAAGGAGTATTTACGCAAGATTTAACTAATGCTATTGATGAATTCATTTCCGAAACAGGCGTAGATATAGAAGGAAGAATTGCGCATTATTCAACTGTGTTAAAAGTATATTTTCAAACAGAAGAATCGCGCCAAGAATTTTTCAATTTAATTGAATACAAAAACGAAGGAAAAACACAATCATCAATTCGTTATCCTAAAACTTTTATAAGAGAAACAGCAGAACAATGGAAAGGATAAATTCGCCACTTACTTTTCCTGTGTATATCAATACGCGTGGCAGACCCAAAACTCAATTAACTGCTAATGCGTTACTAAAATTAGGGATAATTCCTACACTTGTAGTTGAAAAAGCCGAAGAAGAAATATACAAAATTCATAACCCCGAATGCAATGTAGTTGCTTGGCCGCAAAGATACTTTGATGATTATGAAAAAACGCCTGAATTAGACCCACACCCCACAACAGGCGTAGGGCATAACTTTGCTTGGGACCATTCACGCGATTTAGGTTTTACACATCATTGGATTATGGACGACAATATACGCGCGTTTTATGTATGGAATAAAGGAAGGAGAGCATACGTCGCTAATCCTAAAGCGTTACTTTGGCACGAAGATTTTATGCTTAAATATGAAAACCTTGCTGGTATTAGTTTAGGTATGGCGTTTACTATGAAATCAAAACCAATAGGGCTTAATACACGTTTGTATTGTGCGGTGTTGTATCGAAATGATTTAAACAAATACGGTATAACGTATCGTAGAGGATTAAACGATGACACGATTGTTAGTCTTGACATATTGAAAACTGGTTATTGGTGTACTGCGGAAAGTCATATTGTTGGTATTATCAAAACAAACACCAGCAGAAAAGTTAGATTAGATGGTGGAATGACAGACTTTTATGCGCAAGGTGGTTTCATTAAAAAGTCTGCTGAACTTGTACGCCTTCACCCTGATTGTGCTAAAACTGTAGTGAAGTTTAACCGAGTTCATCACGTTGTAGATTTTTCAAAATTTAAACAACAATTAATACCAGTAAAAAAAGAAACTGTTAGTGAATACATAGGGAGTGAATAAATGGCTAATTCAAAAAAAGGAAAACATTTAGACCCTGATACGTTAGAAAAAGAAGCACGTGTGTTATCGCTTCGCAGGTTAGGTGTAACGTTTGACCATATCGCACAACAACTTGGATACGCAAGCGGAAGCGGTGCATATAACGCTTATCGCCGTGCGTGTTTAAAAATTATTTATGAAGAAGTTGAAGAAACGCGCAAGATGGAAATGGATAGGCTAGACAACGCTCAAATGAGAATTATGCAAGCGGTTAATCAAGGGGATATACCAGCAATAAATACGTTGTTACGCATTATGGATAGACGAGCAAAATTGCTTGGCTTAGATATGCCAGTCAAATCACAAGTGGAGGTAACCACGTATGACACAGGAACTATTGATTCAGAAGTCGCAAGACTTATCAGATTACTTGGCTCAACGGACAGCGAGACGCGTTCTTTGGACGCACCACCTAGCACGTCCTGAACAGTTACCTGATGATGAAGCAGAGTGGAATACATTTGCTTTGTTAGCAGGGAGAGGATTTGGTAAAACTCGTACTGCCGCAGAATGGATTTGTTGGCAAGCAATTAGATTTCCAAAGACACGTTGGGCTATTGCCGCACCGACTCACGCTGACGCTAGAGATACGTGCGTAGAAGGTGAGTCTGGCGTATTAAATATCTTGCGTGAGTATGGCGTATTAAAAGATTACAACCGTTCTATTTCTGAAATCTTTCTTGATAACGGTAGCCGTATGAAATTATTTTCTGGTGAAGAACCAGATAGATTTCGTGGACCACAATTTCACGGCGGTTGGTTTGATGAGTTAGCGGCATTTAAATATCCCGAAGCGTGGGACCAATATAAGTTTGGTTTGCGTTTAGGTACGCACCCTAGAACTATTGTTACAACTACGCCTAGACCAACTAAGTTGATTAAAGATTTAATAGCAGATGAAACCGTAAAGATTGTTCGTGGTTCAACTTTTGATAACGCTAAGAATCTTGCGCCGTCTGCGCTTGCTGACTTGAAATTTAAATATGACAACACAAGGTTAGGTCGTCAAGAACTTTACGGTGAAATACTTGACGTTGTTGAAGGCGCGCTGTGGACAAGAGAGTTAATTGAAAATGCTCGCGCTAAAACTGCGCCACCATTAGTACGTATTGTTATAGGTGTTGACCCTGCTGTAACAAGTGGAGAGACAAGCGACTTAACTGGAATAGTGGCGGCAGGTATAGACGCTTCTGGTCATTACTACATACTTGATGATAAATCGTTACGCGCTAGTCCTGATACGTGGGCGCGTGTAGCAGTTAATCTTTATCAAGACCGTAACGCTGATAAGATAGTTGCTGAAACAAATAACGGTGGCGATATGGTCATAATACTAATGAGACAAGTTGACCCATCTATAAGCGTTATGAAAGTAACAGCAACAAGAGGAAAACAATTACGCGCTGAGCCAATATCTTCTTTATACGAACAAGGCAGAGTTCATCACATAGGTTATTTTGCTGAACTAGAAACGCAGATGTGCGAATGGACTCCATTAGATAAGCAATCACCTGACAGGCTAGACGCTTTAGTATGGGCGTTAACAGAACTTAATACTGGTGGTGCCAGTATGATTGCTTTGGCTGGTATGTCTATAATATGCGGTAAGTGCGGTATGCCTTCACCACGAACAGCAACTATATGTTTTAATTGTGCCGCGCAACTGAAAGGTTAATAATGAAAATCGCTATTAAAGGAATTGTTGTTCAACCTAAAGGTGGCGCGTCTATTCAAACTATTTACAATATCGGAGATACAGGTCCAGGTGGCGGAAAAGTTATTTATGACGCTGGTTCTATTTTATCGTGGGGCAGATATATTGAAGTAGCACCTGATACTTGGTCAGGTGGAATAGACCAAATGGACTTCAAGTTTGGTATAAGTTCTTCTATATCTGGAACTTTAAGCAGTATTGGAACAGCCGTTACAAATACTGACCTTTTAATTGCTCAAAGTAGTAGTACTCTTTATATTGGTAAAAGCGCAAGAAATTATACAGGTGGTGGTAAAACTAATTGGCAAGCACCATCACCAGGTGATTTGAATCAATGCTGGCTTAACGTAGCGCAAATGGGTACTTTGAACTCTTTTAGTTATGCTTATTGGTCGTCACAAGAATATGCCGCTAATAGTGCTTTTGGCAATTCACAAACTATGACTAACGGACAGGTAAACATCACATTCAAAGGTCAAACAACATATATGCGTCCTGTTCGTTATTTTACTAATTCAAGTAACTAAAGGAAATACAAATGCCAGGTTTTTACAAAAATGATAACGGCTCACTTCTTTGGTCTGCTGATAGAGTCATCAATGACAACTTTCAACTATGGATAAATCTAAAAGACACTTACGTCTATCCCGTAGAAGGCTGGATATGGGCTGATAGTGAAGCGGAAGCACGTGTTATATTGAACTTGCCGTTGCCAGTTGAAAGCACCGAGCAAGAATAATATGAAAACCGTTATCAAAAGTATTATTGTTCAACCTAAGGGTAGTTCTGTAAACCCACCCAGTAGCGTTGATTATCTTGTTGTTGCTGGCGGTGGTGGTGGTGGTGCATATGGTGGCGGTGGTGGTGCAGGTGGATTTAGGACATCAACAGGGTTTGCAATTTCGGGTTCATTTACTGTAACTGTTGGCGCTGGTGGTGCTGGTGGTCTTGCCAACCCATCAAGCCAATCAGGTAGTTATGGTGTCGATTCTGTATTTTCTAGTATTACATCAACGCGTGGCGGTTATGGTTCTGCTCTGGCTCCAGGTGCTGGTGGTGCAGGCGGTTCTGGCGGTGGCGGTGGCGGTTATTATTCTAATCCTGGTGGCGCAGGTAACACTCCTGCAACTTCTCCTTCTCAGGGAAACAATGGCGGTCAAGGTACTGGTGCTGGTAATGGTTCTAGAACTGCTGGCGGTGGTGGTGGAGCAAGTGCAAATGGGCAAGGTGGTTATAGTAGTATTGGTGGTCCAGGCGGTACGGGTACATCTAATTCATATTCTGGTAGCGCCGTTACTTATGCTACTGGTGGTACTGGTGGTTCATCGAGTTATGCAGGTGCTTCTGGTGGAGGCGTTAACACGGGTGGTGGTGGTGGCGGTGGACAAAATAGTGGTAACGGTAGTGCTGGCAGTTCAGGAATTGTGATTATTACGTATGCCAATACATTTGCCGATTTCACTTCTATTGACGTAGGGCTGACTTATACAAAAACAACCTCAGGCGGTAATACAATTTATCAATTTACAGCAGGAACGGGAACGGTGACAATCTAATGGCACATTACGCATTTTTAGATAAAAATAATATTGTAACGGAAGTTATCCCAGGTAAAGATGAAAATGAATTACTCGATGGATTAACGCCTGAGCAATGGTATGGCAATTACAGAGGTCAAACTTGTATCCGTACAAGTTACAACGGCAACATTAGAAAGAATTTTGCTGGTGAAGGAATGGTTTATGACCCTATTAGAGACGCTTTTTATTCACAGGAACCCGAAGGCAATATAGGGTTTAATGAAGAAACTTGTCAATGGATAATGCCAATATCAGACATTGAATTGTAAGCGCCAATCAAGAATAACCACTATCATTACCGTAACGCTGAACCAAAAGAGCGACAGGAGAAGTAAATGGGTTTGTTAGATAATTTTGCTAAAAGAGTAGCAAATGAAATTGTTAAATCTCCAAACCTACCTGTAGGTGCAGTTACTATGACTGAAACGCAAATGCGTAGTGGTTCTAATAACAATACAACTTACAATCAAAGTATTGGATTACCACGTAACCCTATTACGACATCTGTTCCATTTTCTCCTGGTATTCCTATTATTCCTGGCGCTATCAATCCGCCTAATCCAGTAACAGGACGACCAGAACCAAGACGTTATGAATTTCAAGTTGCACAAAACATTAATGTTACTGAAACCAGATTAGTACCGTTTCAAACTTTACGTGCTGCCGCAGACCAAATTGATATTTTACGTAGATGTATTGAAGTGTTAAAATCAAAAGTTACTTCTCTTGATTGGGATATTGTTTTAGCAGAGGACGCGTCAGAAAAACTTATTGCTGAAATTGGCGGCAATCAAATACGTGCCGCGCAATCGGCAAGAGAACAATTCAGCGATGAAATTTCTCGCGCACGTCAATTTTGGGAAACGCCAGATAAATCTAACGGACTCGTGTTTGCTGATTGGTTAAACATAGCATTAGAAGAAGTACTTGTACTTGACGCGTGGGCTGTCTGGCCGCAAACAAGTGTCGGTGGAGATTTATTAGCATTACAAATTCTTGATGGCGCAACTATTAAACCTTTGATTGATGAAAGAGGTATGCGACCATCACCACCGTATCCTGCTTATCAACAAATACTTTATGGATTCCCACGTTCGGAATTTTCTGCTGCAACTGAAACAGAAGAAGCAGATGGCGAGTTCAGTACAGATGAACTTAGTTATATGATAAAAAATCGTAGGACTATGACTCTATATGGTTATTCACCTACAGAACGCGCATTAGCGGTAGCAGATATTTATTTACGCAGACAACAATGGATTCGTGCTGAATATACAGATGGCGTAACTCCTGAACTAATGATGAAAACTGACGCTAATTTTGGTAATAACCCAGACTTGTTACGCGCTTATGAAAATATATTTAATAATGATTTAGCAGGGCAAACAGAACAACGCAAACGTGTTCGCCTTCTTCCTGTAGGTATGGAACCAATTCAATTTGACGGTTATGCAGAAAGATTTAAAGATGTATTAGATGATTATTTAGTTAACTCTATTTGCGGTCACTTTGGGGTTATGCCTTCTGAAATTGGCTTTACTCCTAAAAGTGGATTAGGTGGCGCAGGACATCAACAAGGACAAGCGCAATCAGGTGAAATAATTGGTTCGTTACCATTATCTAATTGGGTTGGACGTATGCTTACAAATCTTTCGTATGTATTTCTTGGTATGCCACGCGAACTTGAATTTAAGTTTATGCCAAGTGGACGACAAGATTCAGAATCAATAGCACGTACAAACGACATAGAAGTTAAAAATGGCGCTATAACAATTAATGAAATGCGTTCTATGGCTGGACGTTCTCTTATTGATTCTGAACAAGCAGATATGCCAATTATGGTATTAGGCAACGGTGCTTATTTCATTACAGAAGAAGGGGCGCAACCTTTTGACACCTTTAATAACCTTAATGAACTACAACCTTCTGTTAACGGTAACGAAATAGAAGAACCAGAAATAATAGATAATCCAAAAGAAGAAATTAATGACGCAGTAAAAGCGCAAGATGAAATTAAAAGGTTTTTACGTTGGATTAAAAAATCACCAGACCGTCAATTTAACTTTCAATCAGTTCCAGTTGTTTATTCAGAAGTGTTAAATAAATTTATATCTGTCAAAGATTACGACAGCGCACGTTGGTATGCCGAACGCTATCTGGCGTAACAAATGAATAAGTTACAAAGACAACAACAAGGAACAAAGATTCGACTATCTGTTAAATATAGCGACCCTATCCGTCAGGCTTTAATTAATTCTGTTGATGTTAAACAAATAGTTGAAGATTTTATTATTTCTTTTCAAACGGTAGAAGTAACACCCCAACAAGCACGTACTTGGGCGTTCTTACATATACAACCTAAAACAAATGATTTAGATAAAATAATAAAAAGATTACACGCAGAAAGTTATATTCTTGGAGATGATATTGCTTTATCTGCGATTGCTAAAGTAGTAATAAATAAAGCGCCTACATTAAAAGATTTTCAACGTGCGCAAGGAATTAATTGGGATACGTGGAAACCTGGTAATCGTGCCGCAAGCGCTTTACTTAAACCGCCTAATGGATTAAAGAAGTTAATGACTTCACGTAACGTAACGATTAAAGGAATTAGTAAAACTACAGTTGACCGTATTGGTACGCAACTTGCTTATGCGTTACAACACGGTTTATCGCCTAGTTCAACTACGTTAGCAATTATGGATTTACTTGGTAAACCAAGTCCAGAACGCACGGCATATTTAGTTCAGCAAGGATATAAAGAAATTGATGTTATGCTTCGTGACCCTGAACGTGCTTTAATGATTGCTCAAACAGAAATGTCAAGAGCAGTCAGCGTTGCGTCGCGCGAAATGTATCAAGATACTGGCGTAGAGTTGGTAGAGTGGCTTACTGCTGACCCTTGTGATGAGTGTCAAGAAAATGAAGATGTTTCGCCTATCGGTATTGATGAAACATTTCCAAGTGGAGATACCGAACCACCTGCTCACCCAAATTGCGCTTGCGCTCTTTCGCCATACACGATAGATACTCGCGGTTTGGGTGAAGAAGCGTTATCATTATTGTTAAATGAATAAGGAGAATTAAATGGCATTTGTTCAAGTAAATCCAGGTGCGTTAGGAACGTCAATAGGTTTGATATTTCAATTACCTGCTGGATTACCATTAACCGTAGTTACGGTTGGTAATAACACAGCCGCAGCAGTTATTTTTGTTGGCGGTGCTTCTGTTGGTTCTTCTGGTTCAACACAAGGAGTTCAAATTGCTGCAAAAGCGTCTGTTTCTTTAACGTTAAATGCTGGCGATAAACTTTATGCTATTAGCACTACTTCATTAGTAGCAGGAGATATTTCTGTTATTTATTCAGGAATTTAATTATTAAAATGTTATTAACACTTACAGCAAAGGACTCTAATGGCTAACACAACTTTCGCAACTTCATATGCAGCAATCGTAAAACAAGAAAAACAACTTGACGGAACGCTTCTTGTTTATGGTAAAGCGACAGATGACGCTATTGATAGCGATAACCAAATATGCGATTCTAATTGGTTAAGTAAGGCTATGCCAGAATGGTTTAAATCGGGCGGTAATATCCGCGAACAACATTCAAATATTGCCGCAGGAGTAGCAAAAGAGTTAGATTCAAAATCTGACGGACATTACATTTCTGCGTTAGTAGTGGACCCTACTTCTATAAAGAAAGTTGAAACAGGAGTATTAAAAGGATTTTCTATTGGGATTCGTGGCGCGCGCGTACAACGTGACGACAAGGCTCTTGGTGGAAGAATTATTGATGGACAAATTGTTGAAGTATCTTTAGTTGACCGACCTGCCAACCCAAACGCCAAATTAATGTTGGCTAAATCAGATGGAACGGAAGTAATCCAAGTGGAAGAACTTATTGAACAAGAAGAAACTACCGTTGCTGAAGAAGTAGTGGCAGAAGAAGTAGTAACAGAAGTTAAAGTTGAAGAAACCATTGTTGAAGAAGTTGTACCAGAAGTGGTACAAGAAGTTATTGAAAATGTCTCCGAAGAAGTTACAGAGGAAGTTGCAGAAGGCGCAGAGAAGTCTGTAACTACTATTGAAGAAACAGCAACAGAAAAATCAACTATCACGCCACTACCTACTATCGAACGTGTAGGTAGTGTTGATGAAGAAGATATTTTTGAATCATCAGATTCAAATAAGTCTGCTCTAACTGATGTTACTATTAGTGACATTATTGAAAAAGCCGTAAAGAGTGCGATTGATGTGATTCGTAGCGAGGTTGAAATTTTGAAATCAGCAAAAGAGGCTGATATGGAAATTATCAATAAACTTGAATCAGAATTAGCAACGGCAAAATCCAAAGCAGTAAGCGGTGGACCAAAGCGCACGGCATTACAACCTTCTAATAACGGTATTAATGAACTTGTTAATAAAGCCGCAGAATATCGTGCTAAAGCCAACGCAACAACAGACCCAATCTTGTCAAAAGGTTGGAAAGAAATGGCGCAGGATTTTGAATCCAAAGCCAACGAATTATTAATCAAATAACCTCTTTACGAAAGGAACAAACCTAATGGCGCTTAATGCACCTAAGGCAAGTGACTTGTTTAGTGACGCGGTATCCGCAAAGGATTCTGCTACACGTATGGACGAATTCACTTCCGAATTAAATAAATCAGTAAACAATGCTGTATCTGACCCAAATTCTATTATGTCAATTAAAGCAGGACAATCCACATTTGCGGAAGCAAGTGGAAGTTCTGTTGCTCTTATGGAACGTCTTGCAACAAACAAGTCACTCACGCCAGACGCATTAGCAGGATTAAATAACGCTCTTGCTTCTCAACGTATGGCTATGTCTGATATCCAAAAAGATGTGACACTTACATCTCCACTTTCAACTTCTTTTGCTGCTTTCGATTTGGAAGCACCAGCAAAGTTGCTTACACCACGTCCAACCCCACTTCGTAACAAAATTCCTCGCAACAAAGGAGTGGGTACTTCTCACCGTGTAAAGCGCATTACTGGTTACACAGGTACAGGTACAGGCAGTAACGCAAACATCTGGCCAGGAATTACAGAATCAACAACCACTTCATTTGGTTCAATTTCATACGAACGTGGCGCAAAGATTACTTATACTGCTGATGATTTAATCCTGCCTTACAACTCATACTCACTATCAGATAGCGTTTCATTTGACGCTAACTTCTCTGGTATGGGATATCAAGATTTGCGTCAACTATCTTCAACTTCAACACTTTACGCAACAATGTTGATGGAAGAAAGAATGATGTTAATGGCTCGTGGAACTGCTTCGGGATATGCTGGTGCGCTTGCTGCTCCTACATTTACTCTTTCAGCACCAGCCACAGGTACAGGACAGACTTCACTTGCAGCAACAACTTATTATGTTTATGTAACAACTGACGCTGGTGTTTCAACTAACGGTTTTGGTGAGTCAATCGCTTCTTCCGTAGTTTCTCAGGTTGTTGGTTCTACAGCAGTTCTTCTTGTTACTATTACAGCCGTTACTGGCGCACTTGGTTATAACATTTATGTTGGTACTACAACTGGTCTTGCTAACTGCAAATATCAAGGTCGTACTACAGGCTTGACATTTACAGTTCAAGGTGCCGCTTCAACCGTGACTACTGGTAATACAGCACCATTAACTACTACTGGTGCCGCCGCAACTCGCGCTACAGCAGATACTTCTGCTTATGCAACAGGTTACGACGGAATCCTTGCAACTGTTCTTGGTTCTTCTACTGGTTATAACAACCGTATTAACTCAACTTTTTCAACTTCAAATCCTGGCGCTGAATTCCAAACTGCATTTAGCGCTATGTTTGACGCTGTTAAGGCTGACCCAGATGAAGTTTTCCTTAACGGTTCAGACCGCAAGCAACTCTCAGACGCAATCAAGAGTGGTTCTACTGCTAACTATCGTTTGAATCTACAACAAGATAACGTCGGCAATTATATTGGTGGCGCTGTTATGGGTGGACTTCATAACGAAATTACAGGAAAACTTGTGAACCTTACAGTTCACCCTTGGTTACCACAAGGCGTTGCACCAATTCTTTCCTATTCGTTGCCAATTCCTGATACTCAGGTATCAGATGTTTGGGCTAACTTTATGGTTCAGGATTATATGGGTATTCAATGGCCAGTTAACCAATTCGCTTATGAGTTCTCAACTTACTTCCGAGGAACATTCTTCTGTACTGCACCTGCTTGGAATGGCGCAGTATCGGGAATTACATCAGCCTGATGTGTTTAGAGTGCGGTTGTCAACAACCACAAAATAATCACGGGCGTAATGATGTTTCAACTGCTGTAATGATTACACCAGACGAAACACCCTGCTAAATCAATTTACGAAAGGTGGCGTGTCATATAACGGGCGCGCCACCTTTATAAATTAAAAGGAAGAAGCAAATGACAAGATTAGTAGCAAGTGATAAAGGCGTTCGTGGTATAGATGTGCAAACTCCAAACGGAACACATTCTTATAATACAGACCGTAAAGGTATTATTAATGTAGAAAATCCTAAGCACGTAGCACAAATGAAATCAGAAGGTTTTTTTGAAGCGTCGTTAATGGGTCCAACTACAAATGGTTCAGTTATTGGATACACTTGTATTGAATGTGGGTTTGGTAGTTTCTTTCGCAAATGTGGGCGTTGCGGTACAGAAAACAAAGACACGTTACGAGATGGAGAAATTTAAATGACAACTGGTATTGCACCTACTACATCTTTTAATGAACTTTCTTATCTAACAGTTGCAGAATATAAAAATGCTCCAACGGCGATTGACATTGATAATTTAGTTGTAGGTGGTAATAGTAACGCGCAAGACGCAGAATTAAAAAACGTTATTGCTCGCGCTTCTTCTTTTATGGACGAATACTTAAATCAAAATCTTAATGCGCAAACTGTAATTGAAACTCAACGAACAAGATTTACGCCAGAAGGTTTTATAGCGTTACACCCTAATAATGACCCAATTATTTCTTTACAATCTTTTCAATACGGTTCTACACCTAACAATCTTGTAACGTTAACAGATTGTTCTACAGTATGGTTTGAAAACCAACAAATCATTATTCCTGTATCACAGATGTCAACCTCTTATAGTACTCAGGGACCATTATCTTTTGGTGGGGGTGGCAGTTCTCGTAATCAAATTTTTGTTGAATACACATATACAGCAGGATACGTTAACAATTTAATTTCTAGTGCTACCGCTACACAAAGTACTATGACAGTTCAAGACGGAACTGGAATTGTTGCTGGTATGAAAATGAAAATTTATGATGGTGCTAGTAGTGAAAATGTTACAGTTGCTTCTTCTTATACTTATGGCTCAACTACCGTTCCCTTAGCCTCTGCGCTGTCATACAGCCACGTAAGCGGTATAGCCTTTGGTAATTTACCTAATGCAATTAAACAGGCTTGTATCCTTGTTACAACGGCTTTAATCAAGGTACGTGGTGATAGTTCTATGGTTATGAATGTAACAGTTAATCCAACTCGTAGCGGTAATGCAACTCAAAATATGGTTGGTGATGAAATCGGGTTAGCGTTAAAGATGGTTGACCTATATCGTAGGATTCGTTAATGGGTGGCACACGTGCAGATGTACGCACGGCAGTTTCTAATTGGATATCTGCAGGAAACGTTACTAACTTAAATCAAATCTGGACTTCATTTCCTAAACGTATTGATTTTCAAGTTAATGCAACAGCAGGTCAACAAATGCGAGCCGCAGGTGTAGTTTTTATTGCAGATGAAAGTGAAGAACGCGTTGCGATAGGTGGCGCATATAACGGTTGGAAAAGAATTGATTACGTAATTGATTTTCAAATTTTTACTCACGCAATGTATCGCAACGCAGAGGACGCTATGACTGCTTTCGACGCGATTGTTGATGGTGTGAAAACTCAACTAAGAGCAGGTGGGCATACACTAGGATTGTCAGATGGTTCAGTAGTCTGGCAAGCGGCAGAACCTTCTATAAGCGTATCTTATGGAGAACCTGCTACTAATGATGGTGGCGCTACGGAAACGTGGTGCGCTATCCGTTTTACTGTAACCCAAATGATAAACGCATAAAGGAGAAACCCGTGAGTCAATTTAAATATGACGGTGATGAAGAACGCGTAATTGTGTCTCTTGGTATTACCGTGAACAAGGGTGACGTGTTTGAAGCCCCAGAAGATTTTTCGGCTTATGGGTGTTTCAGCGCTAACTCAACATTTAAGAAAAGCGCCGCAACTGCGGTAGCACCAGAACCGTCTGTTCCGTCAGACACAACCGTAGATGAGGTGAAATAATGTCCGTACAAGCGTCAGTTAGAAGTTACCTTGGTATTGCTAAAGAAGCAACTAAAGGTACAGCAGTAGCACCAACAGATTTTATTCCTGTTAGCGTAAGTAAAATTAAACCAGTAGATATTATTGACGCTCTTTATGATGACGGCTTACGTGGCTCAAATGTAAAGAGTTACAATTATATTCCTGGTCGTAATTATTCAACATTTGATTTTGGTGGTCCAGCGTTTGCCGACACTATTGGTTATCCAATCGCAGGACTTCTTGGAGAAGTTACAACTACAGGTTCTACTGCTCCATACACACACGTAATTTCTTTAGAAAATAGTGCAACTGCGGCAGCCGACGCACAACCAACTTCTTTTACGCTTACTGATTTTTATTCATCAGCAGTACGCGCTTATCCTGGTATTCAAATTAGTGATTTTGGTATTAAATTTTCTTCAGAAGGTATGTTGGAATATGACGCAAAAGGAACAGGTTTTATTTCTGCTTCTGCGTCAACGCCAACACCTACATTTTCAACTATAGTTCCATCTCCAGTATGGATTGGAACTGTAACGATTGCTAGCAGTCAAGTTTCTAACGCAGTTGACGGTTCATTAGATATGAAACGACCAGTAACACCTATTTTTGGTATTTCTAATACACAAAATCCTTATTCTGTATTTGTTGGTCCACTAGAAACTACAGGTAAGTTCACATTTGTTATGGAAAACAATACTGAATTAACTCGTTTCTTAACAAATACACAACCAGCAATTACACTTGATTGGACTAGCGGTACTTCTGCCGCGTTAGTTACAATTTCTTGTACTATGACAAAAGGCGCTTATACCGCCGCAGTTATTGACCGTTCAAAAGATTTTGTTCAAGTAACGGTTGATGTTAATGCGCAAGCAAATACCACAGATACAGGAAGCGTTGGTTATTCCAATATCAAGTGGACATTGAAAAATGCTAAGGCTTCTGGTACATATCAGTAGTACTTAGGACAAGTGTGACGGTGGGGGTTAATGGTTGTAGCAGTCGCCTTCCCTGCTCCCACCTCACCGTCACTTTTAATTTGGAAGGCAATTAACGAAAGGCAAGAAGATGGCGAATAAAAAACTAACACTACCAAGTGGCGCAACAGTAGAACTTCGTGACCCAAGTACGTTACGTGTAAAAGACCGTAAAAAAGTCTATCGTGCCGCAAACGGACAAGAAGGAATTATGCAAGCCATATCTCTTATTGATGGCTTGATAGCAATTCTTATTGATTCTTGGTCGTTGGATTTAATTATTCCTTCTATCAAATTAGAAACGCTTGACGAATTAGAAATGGCTGATTATGACTTTTTGGCTAAAGAAGCAGAAACAGCACAAAGTATTTTATTTCCAGCGTTAGCAAAAACTGATGAAAGTGAAAAAGATTCTGAATCCCCTTTCGTAGAGTCCAGCGACTAAAGTGGTTGCTGGAAGGTGGGGAAAGAAACGACAAATTTACTTATCCAGATGATGAATGGTTTTACTTTCTTTGTGCGGATAGGTTTGGTTGGACACCTACACAGGTAGATGAACAACCAGCAGGAACAGTAGATTGGCTACTTTCCATTTCAACTCTAGTGAAACAGGTGGAGAATGATAACCTCAAATCTTAACCTTGTTAGAGCAAATGTAACGAGTTTTACTGGCAACCTTGATATTAAGGCTCGTATGGCTCGTGATGAAATGATGACAGGTTTAATCCAACTTTCACAAAGAGAGATAAGAAAAAGCGGTTTGCCTATTGCTGGTGGTCCACCTGTTAACAGAACTGGTAATTTACGTAGAAGTATTCACGGTGTAAAAACTCGTACTGGTTATGGTAGTTACAAGGCTATTGTTGGACCAGGTGTTATTTATGGTCGCGTATTGGAACTTGGTTTTCCTAACGGTAACAAATACCCTTATATGTCTCCTGCTTTTAACAAGTTAAAATTAGTAGCGCCTAGTATCATTAAGAAACATCTAGGAAGTAAGGGGTTATTATGAGTTTCTTTCCCCCTGTCCAATTTGTAGTTGAAGTTATTGCTGGTCCAGCGATTGCTGGATTTGAAAAAGTTAATGCCGAATTAACTAGATTACAAGCAACTGCCGCAAAAACTGGTATAGCACTTGACGGAGTAGGTAAAAGCGCTACGTTGGCTAAGGCTGCTTTTCTTGCCGCAGGTATAGCAGTAGCGGCATTTGGAGCGTACGCCACAAAAGCGTCTATGGAAAATGAAATAGCAAATGCAAAGTTAATTACTTCATTAAAGGCTATGGGTGATACTTCAAAAGAAACGTATGCCCAAATAAATAACCTTGCTAATTCTTTAGTGAATTTAGGGTTTAGCGATAATGAAGTTATGGACAGTTTCAGTATTTTAATTACTGC